CATCATCTATATATATGTTCTTTCCTTCTGCTGTACCTTCTATTTTTGTTATGTTCTCTACTGATTGCTCTACTGATGATACTTTACTGGTTATTCCATTTACGTCTTGCTCTACTTTGGTTAGCTTCTCACTTTGTTCTGACTGCTCTTCAATTACAGCTGTCATCTTTCCGTTTATTTTATCAACTGCTAATTCTGTGTTTCTTCTCCAATCTTTTAAAGACAAAACTTCTTTATATGCTTGTTGTGTTTTAGTTAATGCAATTGCCTTAATTATTCCAGAATATGATCCGTTATATTTTAAAGTGTGTTCCATAACATAAGTTATATATTCTTTATCATTCTTGTCTTTTACTTTTATCTTATCCCCTAGTTTGAGCCAAGGGTAGCCATAGTAGCTTAATTCTATCGGAAGATATGTAAGGCCATTCAATGCGTTGAAAATGCCGTTTATAACCGCTTCTCGTTCTTCTGCTGATGTTAAATAATAATTATCTGCTATTGTTATCTGACATCTATTCTCGTCTGTCACTCCTTCTGCTTCTTTTATTGTTTCTTCTCCATCTACACCACTATTCATTTGTATTCTTACAGAGTTTACTGGTCCAAATACATTGTTGGGTTTAAATTCGTCATAATTATTTCCGTCAATAGTTTCTACTGCTTCTCCACTTACATCAAGATTTCTTACATAAAGTTTACCATCCTCTACATCTATTTCTGCAAATCCTCCTGCTAATTGAACTAGGTTACTTAATACTGTTTTTCTAGTTTCTTTATTAGTAAAAGGATTTCCTTTTAACATATAACTATTATTAGGAAAATTTTTATTCCCTAGTGTTAAACCAACTTGACTGCATAAATTTTCTAAACAAGTGTCTAGTCTTATAGGGTATGTATTACTATCTACATATTGAGTGTCAAATTTTTTCATGTAGTCATACCCTGTGAAACTTGTATTTCCTGATACTTCTTCTGTGTCTGGTTTTGGAATAGTATATGTTCCTAATTTTTGATATTCTTTTGCATTGTTTATTTCTATTCCTGTTTTTATATTTATATCTTTATTTTCTAGTGAATAGTTACCATCATCTAATAGCTTAACTGTTGCCTTTTTAGCGACAGCAGTTCCAATAAATCTGTCGTTTACATAACAGTTGGAGTTAATTTCAAATTCTTGTAAGTCATTATTTTCTGTTATATTAGTTGCAGTTCCTTTTATATTTATTGTTGCATATTTTAAATTTTGAACGTCTGCTTTGCATTCCTGTTTAAATTCATTACTTGCCCTTTTTCACACCTACAATTCTATTAATGATTGACTTACTGCGTCATATAGTTTTCCTACACAATCTATGTCAAATAACATTGATACTTTTCTATCTCCTCTATATGCACTTATTGTTTTGCTCTCTCCCGTATAAGGATTGAAAAATGTAACGCTTATTGCTCTTCTTGGTATGTGGGAATAAAATTCTGTTAATTGTGCTTGGAATAAAGGAGTGGTTTTTAATATAACTTTATATTTTGTTCCAATGTAATTTAATCTCATTGTACCTTTTGCATTTCTTCCCGCTTCTAAACTTAAGTCATATTCTTCTATCTCATAACCTGCTATAAAGTCTGGTTTATAGCCTTCTATTGAAATCAAGTCTCCTGATACATAAGTTTTGCTTACAAAGTCTGATACATATCGTTTACTCCTTTATTTCACTCCTTTATACTGGCACAGGGAAAGGTAGCTCCCCTGTTTGCTCTACATATTCTGTAAATCCTTTTGAAGCTTTTTTTACTATTATTCCTTCATCTGCCCTGACATCTAAATTTACTCTTGTGCTACCGTTTTGTGCATTTGCAGTCATTACAGCTTCATATACACCTGCTTTTATTCCCTCAATAATTTGTCCGTTGTTGGCAACAGATGTTTTATTTCCTATCTTTCCTACCATTTCTGGTAATCCATTTTCTCTTGCTAAGAACATCTCTCCACTTACTGGAAATCCTCCACTTTCGTATCCGTTCACTGTTAATTGATTAATTAAGCTATCTATATTTCCTGAAATTCCTTTAAAGGCACTACCAAGTATTGGAACTCTACTCATCTTTTCTACTGACAGTTTAATTAATTTTAATTTACTTTTTAATTCCTTAAAATCAACATTTACCCCAAAATCAATTTTAAAATTTCCTTTTAAATCTTTAGTAATTGCTTCATATATGCTATTTGAAGCTTTTTCAACCTTCGGTACTGCATTGTTTGTCTCTTGAACAATTACACCAGTCATCTTTTGGACCTCTTTTTGTACCTCTGGTGATAACTGACTAACCTTTTTTCTATATATTTCATAGTTATTTTCGCCTAATGCTCTCCAAGCTTCTACAACTTCTGGTGTTAAGTTTTCAATTTTTTGTGTCTGGTTCTTTAATGAATTTGCAACTATTTCAACTTGAGAATTTAATAACTTTTCAGTTTCCTCATTAATTTCCCCTTGAGTTTCTATCAATTGTTCTTTCTTATATTTTGCAATTTCTATTTCTTTTTTCATTTGCTGATTTATTGTTTGAGTCTGTGTTCCTGACTCCGTTTCATAGCTTTTAGTCATTTGTTGTAAAATTCTATCAACTTCTTCCTGATTAGCTGATATAGTTGCAGTTTTTAAGTTTTCAAAATCCATTATAGTCTTACAACAATTAGTCCAGTTCTTTGTACTTTCATCTACTTCTCGTGTAGCTTTTTCGTAAGTATTTTTTGCATTTGCCAAACTTTGAGTCCAAATATTCTTATAACTTACTAATGCTTTTTGATACTTATATGTGTTATTAGTATAATCAGCCATTGTAAGTCCATAATCTTCCAATATTTTTGAAAAGTTTGATTGCGCATCTGAACAATCTTTTATTGCTGTTTCTTTTGCCTGGTATAGTTTTGTGCTTTCCTGGATAGCTTTTGCATAGTTTCCTTCATTTGCATTTAAGATTATTTCTGCTTTTTTGGCATTTATTGTTTTATATATACTGCTTGTGATTCCATCTATACTTTCTATAAGTTTCCCATTTTGATATATCCTATTACCAGTTAATTTATACTCTGTTCCAAAGGCTTTATTTAATTGATTTAATATAAAATTTGCTCTTTCCTCATAACCGGTTTTAACTTTACCATTTGAATCTGTTAAATTTTCTAGTTCCTTTGTTAACTTTTCAGTATATTCTAGTTCTGCCATCTGATTATTAATTGTATCTTGTGTTGCTTTTGTTCTCTCTTCTATTGTTTTTGTACTTTCCTCTATGGCTTTCCCATTTTCTTCTATTCTTTCTCTCAAGTCTTTCGAAACATTGTTATAGCTCTGTAAAGCTGTGGTTCCTGATGCTACTAAGCCTGTAAGGGCTCCAATTACTGTTCCTGCTGGACCAAAGACTGAACCAATTAATGCTCCACTTGCTGTTGCTCCAGCTATTCCCCCTGCTAATTTTAACAATCCTTCTGTAGTACCTATACTTCCACTTTTCAAATCTTCCATTGATTTATACGCTAATACACATGAGCCACCCAATCCAGCTATGCCCCCTGCTACTTTCACAGTGTTAGGTATTAGAGATAACATTGCACCAGTTGTTTTACCAAGAGACTTTGTTACACTATCACCAGCTTGTCTGTACAGTTTAAACTGTTCCACTCCTAATTTTAATGCAGACCAAGTTGTTCTAGTTTCTTTGCCTAATAATGCCAATCCTGATTGAAAACTTGTAGTTGCCGTTTTGGTTCCTAACAAAACTTTTCTTAAGGTATTTAACCAGCCTATTAATTTCAATGTTTTTGTTCCAATATATAATGCACATATTGTTTTTAAAATACCTAGCATAGTTTTTGCTTGTTTACTCATTCCAGCATATTCCCAGTTAATTTCTCCAGTTAATGGGTTTATTTTCTTAGTAAATCCTAACCACTCCATTATTTTATCTCTAATATCTGTAGCTTTGCCTTTTACTTTATCCATTAAGTTGTCATATTCTTGCATTGCATCTAATAGTCTTTGGTCTATACCACCACTTACACCACCTGAGCTACTACCGGAGTTACTTGGCAATGTTATGTTATTTATTTCGTCGAATCCCATCAACTGATTTTTTAATTCTTTTGCTTTTCCGCTAGCTGTTCCAAGGTCATCAGCCAAATCATCTGCTCCTATATTTGCACTTAAATTTACTTTTTGGTCCGAAACTTTGAAACCAAATAGTTTAGCAACCATTTTTAGGAGTTCGTTTATTACCATCATAACACCATTAATATAAGGTAATATTCCACCTAAAAATCCCTGCCATAAATTACCCATATTTCTTTTAAAAGCTGTTACTTGTGCATTAAATATTCTTAATTGGTTTGCAGGGCTTTCCATGGTATTTGCAAAATCACCTTGTGCTATTTGTGCTTGTTTTAATACAGCAATATAACGTAATACCATCTTTTCTGCTTGTGACATATTTTTTACACTACGTTCTATTCCTAAACTATCTGCAATAGGTTGTAATGATTGTTGCGTTATGTCAAGCCCCAAATCTCTTAATGGTTTAGTTTGTCCAGCTAAGCCCGCTCTTAATTTTTGCATTGCATTTTCTGGATCTATATTATATAAGGATGATAAATCATAACCTAACTTAGTAAAATTTTCTGATAGAATATATGCATATTTTGCACTTATTCCCATAGATTTTGACATAGAATTAAATAATGCTTGATAGTTCATACTCTCTTCTATGTTTACACCTAGTTTTTCTTTTAACTCATTTTGAAATTTTACTGCTCTTTCATAATACTGGTTTAATCCTTTTAAACCTTTTCCCATAGATACACTAAAAAGGTTTGCAGTTTCTACAAAACTTACACTCTCATCTGTCATTCCTTGTAAAGTTTTAATCATCTTTCTACCAGTTACAACTGCCGTGCCCAATCCTGCAATACCTTTGACTGTGTTACCAAAAGAAGATTTTTTTATTTGGCTGTTTAATTTTGGAATACCTGTGTTCTTACCAATTTTGTCTAATTGTGATTTAAGTCCCTTGACAGAATTTTTTATTTGGTCAATCCCTGTTATTACACTTTGGTAATCCAAAGTTACTCTGTCTTCTAATGTATCTACATTATAATCAGCCCTTTTTAGCACTCCTTTGCTCTAGCATTATTTTTGCATTTAAAAGTTGTTGTTTTATTTTGTTTTCAACTTCTTTGCTCTTTTCTAATTTATTTAATGGCTTGTCTTCAAGTTCAATCGGTTTATTCGGGTAATTTTCGCTTTTACTAAAAGCTGATGTTACCGCTATATAGGTGTAATAGCCTTGTAGCCAAGCACTTGTATTCATCATTTCTTTTTGTAATTTTGCTTCTTCTTCTGTTTTTCTTATATATAAATTTCGGTATGTCCAAAGCAAGTCTGGTTCATCGTTCCAAAATTCTTGCAAGGGCATACCGAACTTGTATTGCTAATGGTATTAAATATTTATAAAACAGTTCTTGAAGCGTTTTTACTTTCTCCCCATCTGTTTCTAAATTTCTACTATTTCTATTTCCTTGATTTTCTTCTTTCCAGCTGGGGCTCCTGAAAAAGTCGAATATTGTTCCATAATGAAACTTGATATTTGTCCAATATCTACGCCTTCTTCTTCACTCATGTTTTCTTCTATATAATCATTTAATATTTGATTACATTCTGCTACTGTATTTTTAGGTTGTTTTTCCAACATACCAAAATGTAATAATTTTGCTGTTCCTTCTACTGGTGCCTCATCCATTGAATTTAATGCTTTGATAAAGCCTTCCTTTTCTGCTTTTAAAACAGAAGCTCTGCTAGAAAAACCTATTAAATATTCTTTTTCTTTAACTACTAATTTCATAAATTTACTCATACTAATTTACCTCCATTTAAACCTTTTAATTATGCACTTACTGTTGGTAACAATGCTGTAACTTGTTTTGATGTTTTATAATCTATTGCTTCTGGTGTTATTGTTAATGTTGCTTCTATTGGTGCATTTTGTGATACTGCATTTATTCTTGTTCTTGCATTACCTTTTATTGTATAACCTGTTCCATCTAGGAATTTTACTAAGAAATCATGTGTTTCTCCGTTACAATAAGGCATTACTTTATTATAGAAATTTTCTTCTGTATAGTTATATAAGAAGCTTTGTGCTGGATTGTCTCCTCTACCACCTATATAACTTTTATTTTTGTCTTTTAATGTTGTTACTTCAATTTGTTCTGGATCTGAACCAGTATCTGGTACATCTTTAATTTCTACTAACTCTGTAAATGAGTTTGCACCTTTCTTTTTTCCATATAACATTGTTCCAATGTCTGCTATTGCTTTTACATTTTCATCTGCCCTTTAAATTACCTCCTAAAAATAATTTTCTTTTCATTAATTGTTGCCTCTGCTCTCATATATAGCCTGTCTACGTTTCTGTCAATATTTGGTGTTGGTTTAGGTTCTGCCACCTTCATTAGATAGTGCCCCTCGAAAACATCATATATTAATTTTTCTAGCTCAGCTATAATGCTTTGCCTTGCAACCTTTTTATTTCCAACAGTTTTATCTGTCGAATAAACTTCTATATCGAATATCAAGCGATATTCTTTTTCTTTATGTGCTAATGTTTCGTCTTTAATTATTAATTTACATTCTGGTATTACTACTAACGGAAATTTGTTTATTTCTTGAGGTGCTGATTTTAATACTACTGGACTAAACTTAGACTTGCTTTGTATATATTCTTTTGAATACTGATACATTTCATCATATACATCTGGTCTTGCCCTTTAAATCAACTCCTTGTTTCTCTTAGTAGTTCTTCCTCTGCTATTTGTGGGAACATTTCTCTTGCTCTTTCTAATGCTTCATAGAAAGATCTTTCTGCTGGCAATCCTTTTGTCCAAGCCCTTAATGTTCCACTCTCATCTGTCCATTTATATGGATTAGGGTCATTTTCAGTAGTTGGGTACCACCAACCTTTTTCTCCATGTCCATTTACATCATATTTCCACCCTGCTTTTGCTAATGCTTCTGCTGTATGTGGTATTTGAGAACCTATTATGCCTGTCCCATATTCATGATATGTCCATTTCTCTTCAGTATTTCTAATTCCTGCTACCGCTGTTTTACCTTTTGTTGTTGCTGGTATTTTTTCTGTATCTGGGTAAACGTCTTCCATCATTATATCTACTAGTCTATCTACAATTCTTAAAGCCACTTTTGGCATATTCTTCTTTTTAGTTTCATATCTTTGTATCATTTTATCTAAATCCGATAAAGATAATTTTACTTCATTAACTTGTTTGCCCCTTTATATCACTCTATTTTTTCAAAATATATTGCTATTTTTTTATTTTGCTCTCTTACGGAGCTTATTCTATAATTAGCCTTGTCACCATAAACGCTCTCATTAGTAGGTGTTGTTCTGTCTAAATATGCAACATCACCTTCTTTAAATTCCCCTAAATATTTGTCATAATCAACAAATACTCTTTGCATTTTAGAAGTTTTACTCCCATATTCTGCAACATCACTTTCTCCACTTAATGGCTGTATATTAAATTTTCCATAATATTTAGGTTCATCATATTCATTAATATTGTTTCCATAATCATCAAATGTCTCTTTTAATAGCTTTGCAATATATAAATCTTTTTTCTGACAATCTTTTCTACTCAACTAGGAACACCTGCCTTTGCTGGAGGTAATTCATTTAATAAGTCTTGTGAAAGTCCGGCTCTTGCATAACTTTCAGAAACTCCATTTTCCGACCAGCTAGTTAGATTTTCATCTCCTGCTAATTTATATAGCTCTATGGCACATTTTGTTTGCCATTCTCTGGCTCTATCATTTGGTAAGTCTGTTATTTTTTTATCAAAAGGGTAAACTAAATTCAAATATCTTTGTTTCGCTCTTTTTAATTTTAGTTTAAATATTTCATCTTTTTCGTCATTGTCTGCGTTTTCAAGTATCTCTAAACGCATTTCTTTTATTTGTTCTTTTTCTGAAATCCTAATTTAGTCCTCCTTTTTTACTATTTTTACAACCTTTACCAACTGAATTTTATTTTTCTTTCCCGCTTCTTCCAATTCTCTTAACCTGTCAGCAGATACTTTTATCCTATCTCCTACGCTCATATCTTTATTAAGTTTCATATCAGAATATGGATTTATAACCTCTATTTCAATAACTCTTGCCATTTTTCTTTTACACCTTCCTGTCTATATTTAACATTTTTAGGTATATTACTATAAATTTGTTTTATTTCTTCTTTGCTAATATTCATGTCAAATGGAAGTATATAACCATTTTCTCCGTCTTTTATTTCCTGTTTTGCATTAGGGAAGGGTGTTACTAATACTGGAACTCCTAACATTAAGCTTTCATACATTGTATAACAAAAACTTTCTGTATCACTTAACTGAACAACATAATCACATTCTTTGATGATTTCTCCAATATTTTCTGTTACTGGCTTTTGAATAATCATATTTTTGTATGATTGTTCATTGTAAACATTTGTACCATATACTTTCCATATATATGGGATATTTGACCTTTCTAATAAATCGCATAGTTGTTTCATTCTTTCAAAGCCTTTTTCTCTTGTTAGTCTACATAAGCTTAATAATTTCAAGGTTTTTTGAGTACTTACGTAAGGCTTTATAAGAATATTAGGAATTATTATACTGTCGTAACCGTATTCTTTTTCTAGTGAATCTCTTGCACTTTCACTTACAGCTATGAATTGTGTATCTGGAGAATATTTTTTCATTTCCCAGTCCCAGAATTTTTTCATTTGAGACCAATCTGAATGAACCATTTGATATATTTTTTTATACTTTACTTTTTCTATCATTGGATTATCTATTAAAACACTTGTAATTATTAATGTATCACATTCTATATCTGTAGGTTCGCATATAATGTCTGCATACTGGCTTAATCTCAAAGCATTATCAATGTCTATATTTCGGCAAAGTAGCGTTATATCGTACTCTTTATAAAACGTTTTGCAAAAGTTTATAATAAACGTTTCAATTCCACCTATTTTATTAAAAAAATGCTGACATAACACTACTTTTTTCATATCCTACCTCTTACGCACTTATACTTCCATCATTAACTAAAACAACTTTTCTGCCTTGTGGTTTTGTGAATGTTGTTGCTAATCCAGTAATTTTTCCATGATATAATTCGTTAGCATAATCTAAACCGAATTGTCCAAAGATTTGATATTTCTCTCCTGCACCTGTTTTAGCAAGTAATTCTCTAAAGAAATTACCTTTACCTGGCACTGGTTGTTCAATAGATCTAATTACATCAAAGTTTACAAGTAATACTGTTCCTGCTGGTAAGAATTGACCTAACATTAAGTCTACTTCTCCTAGAGGCATAATTAATTTTGTAACTTGGATTCCATTTTCATTTCTTGTAGCTGGTGCTACTGTTAATCCATTTTCTACAGCACTTGCATTTACTTGATTTAAAGATACTCCATCAACCAGTAAAGTTAATCTTGTTATATCTCCGTTATTATTGTAAATTTTTTGCATTAAATCATTTACTAGCCAAATGTCTAGTGGTTTTCCTGCAGCAGCTACTACGTTTGTTGTAATGGCTGCAACCATACCTCTTGTTTTGTTTACTTTATCATCTGCATTAGCTTTATTATATGTTCCTTGAATACAAGTTTTTTCAAGACTTCTTGCGATTTTCTTTAATTTATTTGCTGTTTGGAAGTCTAATTCAGTTTTTGGATTCGCTTGTTGTCCTGCTATGTTTGCTCCTGATAAAGTACCCATATTAGACATTTTTGCATAAGATATTCCTATTGATTCTTGGAATATTTGTGTTACGTTTGTATTTTGACTTCTCGTAATTGATGTAGCATCTGGTGCTGTTAAAGAACCTTTTTCACTTATATTTGGTATATCTCCCTCTTCTGATGTGTAGTCTTGTCCTAATACGAACTCAACTGAATTTGTGTAAGCTGTTTTTCCAGCTATCATTGATAAGAATGGTGTTCTCTCATTTCCTTTGTTAAATAGTGCACCTGAATAGTTAGGTGTCGAAAAACTCATTGCGTAATTATCTGCCCTTTAAATCTCTCCTTTTTAATTTTCTTTTTTTATTTCTTCTTCTACAAGTCTTTGATAATAAACCATATTGTTTATATCATTTTTCTTTGTAGCTTCTTCCAATAATTGCATATATTGGTCTTTTTTGCTTGTTGTACTAAAATCAGCATTTCCTGCTGGTGGTGGTGTAGTTCCGTTTATAATACTATCTTTCATTTTTGTTGCTACATCACTTTTTTGTTTTGTTATTGTTTGACATATTTTTTCAGCTAGTGTTCTTGTTTTTTCTTCATCTGTTCCAACTATGTCCTCAATAAAGTCTGAATAATCTTCTTCTTTTAATCCAGCACTAGCAAATACTGTTTTTGCTGTTGCTGTACTTAATTTTTTTAGTGCTTCATTATATGCTTTTTCCTTTTCTTTAGCTTCTAATGTTTTCTTTTCTTCTTCTGTCATTTTTGACTTTTTAAATTCGTCATATTCTGCTGTTATATCTGCAATAGCCTTATCTTTATTAGCAATTGCTTCCTTATTAGCTCTTCTTTCATTTGCAACTACAGTTGCTGGTACATACGAAGTATCAACCATTTTTTGAATAGCTTCTACTTTCGCATTATCATCTAATTCAGCATTAGATAATAGTTTAACTAATTCCTCTTTCTCCATCTTCTTTTCCTTTCTCTCCACCTACCTCATTTTTTGCCAAGTGAGTGCTTGTATTGGTGTGGTTAGTGATACCCCCACTAACTAAGGTTTCTGTTGACTTGGAATCTTTTTTCCAAAAGTCCTTGCCAAAATAATCTTTTCCTTTTTGGTAAACATCATTAGGATCTGAAAACAAGTCACAAGTTACAAATGCTACTTCTGGTGGCACTTGTGCTGACATCATATTCATTAATCCTTGTGTTTTGACCAACAAGTTGTCTGATTTATTTCTTGTAAATTTAATATCTATATCACACAATCTTAATGTTTTAATTTGCTCATCTTTGTCTTTGGTCTTGTACTTGCAAATATTTAAGATTAATTTTAAAAACTTTCTCTCTGACTTTTTAAATGAAAGTTCATCTTGCCTTGCTCTTTCATCTGCCATTGTCCAGCCTTCTCCTAAAAGTCTAGCTTGTCCTGTATCTCCTCCGCTTGCTTTGTGGTTAAGCCTTGGAATACCTACAATTGACAATAAGCTTTCATATCTATCATCCGATACTACTTTTGTTTCTGTATGTGTTAACTGATTTGTTAATAACTTTACATCTGCTGGCTTCCCTGGGTCAGATGAAGCAACTTGTATGGCTCCATTTGCAACTAATTTCTTAAATGTTGCTAAATCTATTTCTTGGTTCACAAATACTAATAAACTTTGAATAAATTGGTCTATCCCATCTAAGTCTGCAGATTTGATTTTGTTTATTGCTTCTAAGTCCGACATTACAAGTTCTATTAAGCCCAGCCTTGAATTGTTTAATGGATATTCTATAATTCTTTGCCCTTTTATTTCTAAAGGGTATGCGTTGACCATTTTTTCACTAATTGGAATGCTTTGAGGCATTATTTTGTATTCTCCATTATCCTCTTTAAATATATATTTATCTGTATCTGTATATATTGTTACTACTCTATATTTAACAACTAATGGTATTTTATCATCAGTCATTATATGGTCCACAAAATAGCTTATATACCCTGAAAATAAGGGGTCTCCTTTTATGTCATTTGAATACACTACAAATGTTCTTCTTGGGTCTGGAACTGACAATTCAAATGGTGCATCATCTTCCTCACCTCTTCTATCCGCTTCAACCCACCTGTAAGCAGTACCACAAATGTACTGCCACTCGGCAAGTTCTTTGTCTAGACTTGCTTTATCTTCACTTTCCATGAATCTGTTAAGTAAAGATATTTCTGGGTTTAATGTTTCTCCTTCTTTTTCGCCTTTTTGAACATATTTGACTGGTTCTCCATACACATAGGATTTTTTAAACTCTACTATCTCAAAAGCATGGTTTTCTAATGTAATATTGTTTATCTCTGGTCTTACTATTTTCTTTTTGTTCAGAATTGGTTGTTTTCCTTTGTAATAATTGTATAAATAATCAATTTCGCCTGCATTAATTTCATGTTCTCTTAAAACTTCTGGTAGAATTTGAGCCAATGTTTTTTCATTTATTTCTTTCTTGGTGTATGAAGATAATAGTTTTCTTCTTCCAAAGTATTGCACTGTTTTTGGTGTATTTTCTACTTCAGTACTTTCAATTGGTTCTGACATTATTTCTTTTTCAACATTTTCTACCTTTGGTTCCCTTTTCTCGCCTCCATAAACAGAATTAGGTTGTAAACGGATTGCTCTCGAAATACAACCCATTCCTAAAATGGAGATGAATTAGTTTAGATACTTAATCCCTCCATATATTAATTTATGTATCTTTATCCCACTATCAAAATAGTTCTCCTACTTTCAACCTTACTATTTATACGTATTTTGTCAAGCTTTTTCGCATTCTTTTCGCGTTTTCCACTCCTTTTTCGTATACTTTTTACATTTCTGAACATATATTATGATATTACCATCTTTGTTCTTAACTCGAGTGACTTCTTGCATATGTTTTAAAATTATGTTGCTGTATCTAAATTCTATACATTTATACTGATACATACAATTACTACAAATATTCCTTATACCTCCTATATATCTTTCATAGTAAATATGTGTGGATTGTCTAATATAACTTCATATAATGCTATTGCCAATTGATTAACAATTCTTTCATCTTGTCTTAAATCGTGCAAATCAAGTTTTTCAAGTATTCCATGTATTAATTCATGTAAGAATGTTTGATTTTGTTGCATCTGGCTAAATTTATTAGAAATTTCGATTATTTCTTCGTCATAATCGATTTTTCCATAGCACTCACTCGGAAGTTCAATTACTTGTTGTTTTTTTATTATTTCATATTCTTTATAACCTATCTTTACTTTATTTGATTTCATATTAAATCCCTAGCAAACTCCTATTTATTGCTTTTGGTTTGTTAGGTTTCCCCCTCTCTAATATAATTTCTGTTACGAACAATGTTCCACTATCTGGAGCATCATCATTTTTATTAGGATAGTCAAAACTATACGTCGTTAAATTCTTCATAAAACGTCCATAGTCACTATTTGGTTTGTATTTTGTCTTAGGTTTGAAATACATTAATTTTCTTAAGGTTCCTTGATTATCTTTTATTCTTTTTTCTTTTTTTACTGTACTGTACTTTTCTGTTATAGTGCAATAATATATTCCTCTATCTTCTAGCATTTTATCTAATAGCACTTTTAAAGAAGTATCTGTATTGTTTTCTATTACTAGCCAAGTAATATGATGTTCTTCTATTTTCGCAACAATTTCTTCGTATAATTCGGTCATTGCTTTTTTCTTAAAGATAACATCTATCATAAAATAAATTCTTCCATCTGTTTTACATATCGGCATTGAAACATTATCTTTACCACGCCTAGTTGTATCTAATACTGCTAATGAATAATTGCTATATGCCGGTGTTCCATCTTCATTTACTGGCAAATCATCAAAATGATTTAATAAATCATCTGCAAAATCAAGTCCTTCTGCTGGTATCGGGTCTTGTTGATACACACAAGCCCATTGGAACTCATCTGTTACATCCCTCAACTGTCTTGCTTCTTCTGTTGTCATTACAGCCTTACAAGTTGTTTCATCATTTTCGTCTAGTAATGGTACTCTTATTACTACTGTTGTTCCATCTTTGCTTTCCCATACATATTTAAACTTATCGCTTGGAACTAGTTCTGATATTGCTTCTCTATCTTGTATAATTCTATTTAAAATATCTTCCGGAGACCACATTGTACCTGCAAATATAAACTTTGTACTATCTCCGTCACGTCTATTAATCCAGTTTCCTGTCCATTTATTATATAGCCCTTGATGTATTGTACTGTCTGTTGCCTCTTCTGTACCTTTGGTCATATCGTCAAATATCATTGCCTTGTTGGCTCTTTTACCTGTAACCTGCCCATCTCTTGATACTGCTATATGTGAGGCTGGTACCGTACTGTCTTTTAACTTCCAGTTATATACCTCTTTTGTGGCAAATGGATTATCTCCATACTGTCTATACTCTGGAAATACATCTCTGAATCGCTTGTCTGTTATAATCTCTCTTACGTTTCTACTAAATCCTGCTACTAAGTCATCTGAATAAGACATTCTTATCACGGAATAGTTTCTGCTTATTCCATATAGCCAAGCTGTCCAATATGTTAATGTAACTGATTTACCAGCACTAGGGGGGTAAGAAGCTATTATATACTTTAATTTTTCTGAAAATGTAATCTTATTTAAGTAGAACAAAAAAGGCTTTAAAATGCCTCTTCTGCCCGCTAAAACCTTCTTTGAATTATTCATCTCCATATAATCAAAAAAGTGTTCTAACGACCTTCTGCCTGCAAATGCAAGTGTTTTTTCATATAAACTATAATATTGTGATTGAAACTCTAAACTACTATTTATAATTTTATTTTCTGTTGCTGGCAATAAAAATATGATTGCATATTTACAAGCATTTAGCTCAATATTTTTTCTATCTGGACTATTAACACCACTGTCAAAATATTGCAATAGCAACTGATACAAGTTTTCACACATTGTATAATAAGAATATTCATCTATTTTTTTGTTTGATTTTAGAAGTTTTATTATTTCTTGTATGGTATTCTCATAATCTTGCCTTCTATTTCCTCCAACTTTTTTATTCCTATTTCTGTTTTTGGCAAACCTATTAAATTTACGATGCTATATTTTGGCATATCTAGAGCTATTTCTAACCTTCTTGCCATAAATGGAGATATTGTAAGTTTTCCGTTTACTATGTCTGATATGGTATGTTTTCTAACAATTTCGTTATTGTTTGTTAATCCTAATTCGTTTAGTCTGTCTACTAAGGCTTGTTGTGTCATATTCTTTTTAATTAATATTAACTTAATATATGTACCTATATGCATTATTTACCTAACTTTCTAGCTCTTTTTTCTGCTTTTCTCTTTTTATTTGCTTGTGTTTTTGCAAATTGTTCTGCATACTTCCTTTTGCGTGTTTCTCTATTTGATTTATCGTGCAATCCCATCTTAATTACCTCCACATAAAAACTTTAGTCCCTTATCAGTTTTGCATTTTATTTCACTCAATCTAGCACATTTCTTAAATAATTTTTCACTATATTTTCTATTCCATATTTTATTTTTTTGTCCCCAAAAGCCTGTGAGCTCTATTATTTCTATTCCCTTTTCTAGTTCCCATTCTTTTATTGTCTGTTTTCGTTCAAATTTTCCCATAATAGTTCCTTTCTAATAAACACTATGTAATGATATAGTTTACTGCACTTTACGCTAATAGGACTTATATGTCGACATGGTTATTTTCCTATCTATTTCCTGTTTATCTAGCCTCATAAATGTACACTCTGTTCTAGCTTCAAGAAGCAATGTAAGTCACCATCTTACGAGCTATATCACTACATACTATTTTTTTGGCGACAGAGTGAGGTGTCGAGCCCCAAGCATTTTACTGCTCCAACTGTTTTCAAGACAGTGTTCAAAGCCGTTTGAATTACTCTGCCATTGGCGACAACCTATGGACTTGCACCATATACCATATTAGGTACGCATTTCTTAGCAGGAAAGCTCCAAACTTTCTGGATTAAGTTGTCAATTTTTACTAGGTAACTAACTACGACCACCTCAGCAGTCTTAACATACCGCACTAGTTCAGTATATCTTTAATAGCAATTACCTATAATAAGGCCTGTGGCATCGGCGAAGGGGATTTGCACCCTTTATTCCTATGAGTTTCTTCTTCCTCGTGTATACCCTACTAAAGTTTACTCCTACATTGTGCTGCTTTTACACTATCGCCAATATATGGTTAAGGACTGATATATCAATCCTCGAATTGAACAGGTAATTACCTTGTTCAATATATCTAATGGTTGCGGAGGGTGGAGTCGAACCACCTTCCCAAGCTAAGGAGACTTGTCGGATACCGTTTCCAACACCCCGCGATATACAAACATATTATTAGAGTTTCCCCTTACAGTAGTATATCTTCTTAATTATTCAACCACCGAGAGAACAAGTCTGAGCATAAAGTTGCGACCTCTATACTTCTTGCCCCTCTCTAGCTCGTACGAGATTGGTTTCTCGTAAATTTCACCCATCATTCAGATAATTTTATATGTATTAACCAATCTAATACCTATTGTTCTGTAAATTGTCTCGTATTGGGCTACTTTAACCTAGTTATGTCTTATAGTTCTTTTTCAAGAACGTCACGAGAAATAGCCTTGTTTAGCATTACCTACATTGCTTCATATTTGCTAGATATGAGGTATAGGCTTATTGACTACTAGCCCGTCTATTGTGGCTACGACAACTCTAGTGTTTTATTAAGCGATAAACCCTGCACATTGTCCATTGTTGAATTTTACCTCTCCTCTACATATATCTCTATACATAGAAAGCAACCTTACAAACGTATTCGTATGTCTGACTACTTATCGAACAATTCCAAGCTGTATGATATTACAGTTTAGCACTTGGGTAATAATATGTTTAATGGTACGTGCAATAGGATTTGAACCTATATCTTGCAGTTTTGGAGACTGCTGTTTTCCCAATTAAACTATGCAACGTATATACAGGAATTGCACAATACTAGAAGATTTATCTTCCAGTATTTATACAATACCAGAAACCTTTTCTACTCTTGGTAGATAGGTAATTTATTTCACAACCCTTTAACTATAAGAATAGTTAGTAGCTGTTGAAAACTAATCTAATTCAATATTTTCTATTTCTGCTCTGATTTGTAAAGATTTTAAATATTGTTCCATATTGTATTTTTGGTCTTCTAATACTTCAATTGGACAAGTTGGTGTAAATCCTAATGTTTTAGCTTCGTTTTTCACTAACATCTTACACAATTTCTCGTATCTTATTTTTGTTTGATAATATTCTGCTTGAAACCTTTTCTTATAATCAGAACTATTCATTAAATTAATAGTATCATTTAATTCCATCTTTTTTGGCAATTTTATAACCAATTCTTCTGGTGTACATTTTATTTCTGCTCTATTATACATAGTTAATTTCCCTCCATTCTTATACATTTATTTTCAAATTTTTTATATGCGTCAAAATACAATTCTTTTTTATCTCCATTGTATGTTAGTTCATAATACATACCATCGAATAGAGTTGTACTTAATAATGCTTTATGGTTTTGTAATGTTTTACAATACCAAACATCAAATACTCCAAACTCTGGAATATTATCACTCTTGTCTAAATGTTCAAGTGCATATTGTTTTACTATTTCTTTACACTTCTCAATAAATTCTTTGCTTCCCATATTACTGAACCTCCCTTGTTATTCCTTTTATAGCCCAGAATTGAGCTTCTTCTAATTTTGTTAGTACAAGTGATGTTTCTCTACTAGGTTTGCAATTATGGTCTATCACATCATACATATTAGAAAATGAACTTCTAATTAGGTCTATTCTATCTTGCTGTTCTTTACTTACTTCTATAAATTTTGCTCTATCATTCATTGTTTTTACCTCCAAATATACTACTTAATACATTTACCACTATTGCTGTGCATAATCCGTGCCAGTATGTCCATACAAAGCCTATTTTAAATGCCCATACTATTAATTCTCCTATGCCCCAGAATACTAATCCTGACAATGCCAAACCTAATATAATGATAAGTATTATAGACAATACTACTAATGTTCCTCCTGTTGCTGTACCAATTAAATTTCCTATTTTCTTAAAAATCCCAAACTCCTCCTTTAACTATAAAGTCTAGCCCATCTACTATACTCAAATGTCTTTGACAAGGTTCTGTTTACCCTAACGCCTCGCATAAAAATGTATGGATTCACTAAATAATTGTTTTCTTTGCCTGTTTTTACTTTTGCAAATATCTTTTTACTTACTAATTCTTCTACTGCTCTTGCAACACTTATGCCAGAAACAAAGTCGCATTTTCTTTTTATATCATCTAAAGTCAATTTAATACCATTATCAAAAGCTAAATATCCAGTATCATATCTGATATACTGCAACATTTCTAAACATACTGACATTTCTGCTGAAGATAGTTTCTCTCTTGCTAACACACTTGCTGATTTTAGAAAAAATTTTACATACATCTCCGTTTTTTGTAATTCATCGGTATTTTTCAAATAATCTATTGACTTTTTTCTTAAAATTCTATCTCCTTCATTAAGTTCTACATAGTTCCTGATAAAATCTCCCCTAACATATATCAAATTTGATATATATAACCCCATTTCATATATCATTTTTGATATATGTACTAATTCTATATCCCTTTACTCTCCCTAAGTATTGAACTCACTTTTTTAAGTTTCAGTCCTTTTATTTCTATAATTCAATTATTTAGGTATAAAAAATGGTTATCGAGCAAGCAGACTCGCCACTTACTCAATAACCTAGCTAGATTATTTACTTTAATTAGATTATATTAATTATTTGTACTATTTTCAATATTTATAGTTATATTTTCGCAAACGTTTCACTCTATTTTGCGACTTGGGAATTTTTGAAGAGGTAACTTAACCCCCTCTATGCCTCTAAAAATAGGGGTAGGGTATACAACATTGCACAAAATTAATATTTGGCGTAATGTTTTAGTGTTTACGTTATCCCTTCAAACGCTTGCAAATACTGCATTGCAACGTTTTAATTAAATATTCAACAAATTATATGCCATATTTTATCTTAAATATATACCAAATGTAAGGTAACATAACCTTACATAAAACTAATACAATATATATACTTTGTAAAATACTACAAGATCATTTTAAAATATAATAAATTGATTTTGTAATAGTATGTACGCCCTATTGTCGAATAATGTCAGAATAAAATAGTTGTAATATGTATGATTCTAATATACAATAATATAAATAATATAATAAGGAAGTGTATAATATGGCATTGATAAAATGTAAAGAATGCGGGAAAGACATATCAGACACCGCAAAAGTATGTATTAATTGCGGAGCGAAAACAGAAAAAGCAAAATTAGTAAATAAAAAAATAAAGTTATATGGTATTATATCAATTATAATTATATTGATTGTATGTGGCATAATATTAATATATAATAATAACAACGTAGTAAAGAGCAAAAATAAAGCAATTTCATTACTTCAAAAATATAAGAAGGATGAAATAACCACAGAAAAACTTATTAATGAGTTGGAGCAACTTTCAGACGATGCGAGACTATTAGCAAATAAAGAAAGTAGCTTATCAAAATCAACCAGATTGAATTTGTTAAGTTCAACATTAACTACAATTGATTGGGAGATAACTTCAAAATATTTAAGCTGGAACAGTCACGAAGGAACAAGCGACATCAAAATTAATGAATATATAAAAAAAATTAAAGACTTATAAAGCTATTATAATATAGCTTTATTTTTATTTATAAAATATTAAATAAGTATTGACATAGTATGTATATACTGTTATAATATACATATACTAATTAAAAGGAGGTTATAATATGCCATTAACACCAGCAGAAAAAAGAAAAAATAGATTAAAAACACATAAAGTATATAATGCTTATATTCCTTTATTTGTTGCAAATCCATTTGATGAGAAACTAAAAAACAACAAGTTAAATTTTACGGAATGGTTAAAAGAACAAATGGAAAAATATTTGAAAAAAAATTAAAAATATTTGTAAAAAAGCATTGACAGTATATATATACTGTGATATAATATAATCAAGTTAAGGGAAAGAACAAAAAAAACTGATACAGTGTGAAAGCCTGAGAAACTACAACACTATATCAGCCCCAGAAAACCTCGAAAGGTGTTTCTATATTTATTATAAAATAGAATATAGAAAAAATCAACCCCCTTTTGAGAAAAAATAGAAAGGTGGTTTTATTTATGAAAATTAAAACAAAATATGTTGAAAAAATCAACGAAGAAAAACAAGGAATTGAACTTTATTTTAAAGAAATACCAACAAAAGAAGAACGCGAACAATTAAAAGCAAACGGTTACAGATGGCACAAGGCAAAAAAATGTTGGTACATTAAGCAAAGCAAAACACAGCAACCTATTGAATTAGGAACCAAAGAGATAGAAAACTCTTACAGTGGTTATGGTTGGGAAGGTGTAAACAGTGACAAGCACTTGCCAATAGTCGAAATCGCGAAAATAATAAAAAAAGAATTAAAAAGGGTTTTCCCTTCTGCTACTTTTTCGGTAACAACTGAAGGTAATTGTTACTATAATGGTTTAAATATTTCATTAATGAAAGACACTAAAAACCCTTTAAATGATTATGAAACAGCAGTAAAAGAAGCTAGTAAGAGTTCAAAAACAAGAATTATTGAAGATTACAACAAATGGGTGGGTTTAAGTGATACTGATATTTGGGAAAGTGAGCAAAGGAAAAAAGAATTAAAAAACAGATTAGAAAATAAAAATATAACAATTAACCAATATCATATTGACAGCGACTTTGAGCTTTCAGAATATGGAAAAAAGATTTTTAAATTTGTAAAAGACTTATGCAATAGCTTCAATTACGATGATAGCGATTCAATGACAGATTACTTTGATTGTGGATTCTATCTTGAATTGAAAATCGGCAAATATGATAAAAATTTTGAACTAGTAGAAGCATAATAAAAGGGTTGAGCTAACGACCTAAAACGGGCAATTGACAAGTAAGAAAAATCACAAAAGAAAGGGATAAAAAATATGAAGAAAAACTATATATTAAATTTTAAAAGTTATATATTAGCAACGTTATACATTACATCAATTTTATTACTAGTCGGAGAAATTAAGAACTTTGAAATATCAATAATATTAAAAATAATAGGCTTAGTGTATTTTTATATTTTTACTTACGTAAATATTATAAAAAACGACTAAACCACATAGCCTAAACAAATAATACAATAAAATTTCTTACTTGTCAATACTAAGAAAGGAGCACGATTTTAAATGGATATATTAGAGATTATAAGATTGGCCTTTTTAAAATACAAATTATCAGGTCGCAAAAGCATGAATACTTTTATATTTACGCAAGCAAAAAACAATAAATTAACAGATGTACAAATAGATTATATTTTGGAAGATTTAGAAAAAAAAATAAAGGAATATCAGAAAAAGAACGAAAAAAACGCAGAATATAAAAAAGTAAATTTTACTTGCAACATTGCATAGTTAGTTGATATAATAGGAACGTAAGGATCTGGTTTATAATAATAAATAGATTTCAAAAAAAGAAAATGAAAATTTAAGCAATTAGAACGATTGCAAATATAAAAAATATTTAAATATCTAGGAGGTAAAAAAATTATGGATTATGTGGAAGAATTAATTTATTATTTTGAGGGAAATGATAAAGAGTTTGACGAATATGAGGCAAATTTGTTTTTAAATGATATATCAGGGGCAACACTAAGTACAGAAGAGATTGACAATATAATAAATGAATATAGAAAATTAGAAAATTAATTAAAATTAGGGGTATAATTAAAAAAATCAGAAAGGTTGTATATTATGGAAAATAAACAAAAAAATAAAGGACGTGAGGAACAAGAAGAATTAAAAAAGATTGAAAAAATCGAAAGAAAAAAAGAGCAAGAAAAAGAGCAAAAACAATATGAAAAAGATTTGTTAATAGCCTGTTATCACGATTTAAAAAATTCGTTTGATAGAGTGTTTGAAAGAACAAATCCTAAAAATGAAATGGAATTAAATGTATTGTTAGCGCAATTTTATAATATAGAAACTAGAAAAGAATATACGAAAACATTTGGCACAACTGTTATACAACAAGATTATATTGATAAAATATATGATAAAACATTAAACGAAGTTTGTAACAAATGGAAAAATAATTTAAAATATATTGAATTGCAACAAATTAAAGAAGAAGCAAAAAAACAAGAAGAAATAAATAAATCAACAGCTTTAAAAGTTTTACTTGGCTTTGTTTTCGCCGCTTTCCTTATTTGGGTTTTAATAAAATTCGCTTTGTTTGCTGGCATAATATTGGCGATTATAGTATTTTTAGTGATTCTTGGTTGCGCAATGAAATAATAATATATTTAAAAGAAGCTTTTTGCTTCTTTTTTTGCGTTTCTTACCATTCCTATTTATTGGCATTTTAAGCCTTTTTACGTCTTTGACAAGCACTTGTATTAATTGCAAAAATAAACCGTTTAAAACCAATTCTCGTGGCTCGTTTTTCTTTAATTTTTCAACATTTCCGTTGATTTGCTTTGTTCCTTTATATTTGTAAAATTCCTGTAAAATATTTCACCTTTTATTCTCCATTTTATTGACATTTTAGCAATAATATTTAAATCAAAATCTTTTGCAGGCACCTTCAAAAAAACTCAACCTAAAATCTTTTTCCAGTGCCTTGTCAAAATTTTCTGATATGAAATCTTTTTCCAGTCTAAATCTTTTTCCAGTGCCTTAAAAATCTTTTTCTTTTAAATAATTTCTAAATAATGATTTTTCATACATATTTTTTGCAATATACCATTCTTCTGCTTTTTTTTAATATCTGATATACTATTTAATCTTGTAGCTTCTCTCTCCGCTTCTTCGAATGTTTTAAATCTTTCTAACTCTTCTATATACAATCCCCTACTTCCTTTTATGTTCGTATAAAATAATATAGGCGAATTGTATGCCATTTCAAATCCAACTATATGTATAATTCTTGGAAAAAACACGAAATTTTCACAGTCTATAACATAAAAGTCTTTTTTCATAAATTTATTTAAACTATACTTAAACATTACTCTCCCTCTACTTTATAATCTTTTTTACTTAATTCTATTGTCTTTAAACTTTTTCCAGCCTTTATAGCTTCTATCATTGAGTTTATTTTTGTTATGTCTGTTTCACTTTTATGTTCTATTACTATTGGCGCACTTGCCTCAACTAGACCGTGTGCTGTCTTTCCTCTAAACATTGTTGTTATATTATCAACTTCTTTTAATTGTGCTGATGTTAGCATATTTTCTCTTATATAGTCATCTATCATCAGCATTACTTCTTGTTTTGCTTCATCTGGAGAAATCAAATATTGATTATATGTCGCAGTTGATATCCCAGCAAAAGCACAAAAGTTCTCTTTACTTGGTGGGTATTTAAATTTTTGATTTACTTTTACTAATGCTTCTCTATAATAATCAAACACTATTTGCATTTGCTCGGCGGTATATTTGGGTTGTTTTCCTATCAAATTATGTGGTCTTAATAATTCATTTATTTCAATACTGCTTAATCCTCCCACATCTTTTTTTAAACTTATTTCTTGTGTTAACGCTTGTAATCGTTTCTCCATATATTCCGGCAAATTGTTTTTAAATTCTTCTAATATTTGATTTTCCCCTGCACGCACAAGCTGTTCTTTTTTCTCTTGTTGTTGTTTTTCTACTTTCTTCTCTACTATTTTTCTTCCGCCTTTTTATTTCACCTCTTCTTTATATTTGCATTTCTTCTTGTTGCATCCTTTTTCCATTATATCTTTAGATTCCAAATAACACTTATGTAATATACAATATGCTACTGCTCTATGTCTCTCACTTATGCGACCATATAAGAACATTTCTTTGTCTTTAAATGTCTTTATTCCTCTTCTTATTGTTTTTCTAAAATTCATACTTTCCTCCTAGAATGGTAAGTCATCTCCATTGTATTCGAATGAAAAATCGTCTTTCTGTTTTTCTCTCTTAGGCTTACAATATCCGTCTTCTCCTTCTTGTAATATTTTAAACTCATTTATAAAATATTTATCATAATATTTATATTTCTCTTTTCCTTTTTCATTTAATTCATTTGTTTTAATTCTATAACAACTATTCCAACCATTTAGTACTTCTATTACTGTTCGGTTTTTTAATAATACATCTTTTTTGAATTGAATTGTTTTAGACATAAATATATCTTTTTCTGTTCCGTCTTCTTGTAATTCTCTTCCCTTAATGTAGATTTTATATCTACCCTGTTCATCTTTATATATCGTTAGCTTACTCTTTTCTGCTCCTATATTAACACTCATTATTTATATCTCCTTCCAGAACATATCCTATTCCTCTTATGTTCTTAATTTTTATATATTTAAACACCTTTTGATTAAGCAAACTTACATGTTTTCTAATTGTTTTTTTGATGTATGTATCTAATTTGCAATTATAAAGCTTATTTGCAAACTCTTCAAAGCTCACTACTTTATCCCCTTTATTGTATAATATCTTTAATATTTCTCCTTGAGTTGCAGTTAAATATATCGTTTCCCCTTCTAATATTATTCTGTTAGATTCAAAATCTGTTCTCATTTGTACCTCCTCACATTAATTTTCTAAGATCTTCTTTTTTCACTGCTATAAAGAAATTCCCTAAATTAAAACTTATTACCTCGTCTTCGTCTATAACACTGAATTTCTTCTTTATTATGGTATCGTTCTTAATTATTACCATTTCTATTGTATCTTCTGTTCCCATAGATTAACCTCCATTTTCTTGTTTTATTACTTCTTCAATAAAATAGCCTAACTTTGTTATCTTTTTTAAATATTCAAAATTCATTGAATTTTCTCTTACTAATGTTCCTTTTAAGCTATCTCTTAACAATTTTAAATCATCTATAGTCAACATTACCTCAATTTTATATTCTTCTTCACTCATTTTATTCTCTCCCTTCTAGTAGTTCTTGTAAAGCTTGCCTTCTTCCTAGTTTTATGCCATATTCTAATGTTCTTTTATTTCTTCTTCCTCCAACTATTACCAGTGGCAATTTTTCTTCTTCTATCTTGTCTTTTACTTTTTGAACTGGAATACTGTTTTCTATATAATAATTTTTAACTACTACACTATTACTTAAATTTTCATAATCATTTTTTAATTCTTTATTCTCTTTTTGTAATTGTTTTATGGTTCTTCTAGTTAATGTATTATCTCCTGCTAATTCTTCAAGATATGCTTGTGCTTCCTTATCCAAGTTTCTACATCTGTTATTTAATTCTTCATTCTCTTTTCTTAATTCTTTAATTTGTTGTTTTAATTTTTGTTCTGTTCCATAACTTCCTTGTTCTAAATTATTCCATTCTTCCCAAGCTTGTTCTTTTTCTTCCTTTAATATTTCATTCTCTTTTAATACTCTTTTATAAGCTGATAAAATTGTTTCTTGAATATTTATTAGTTCATCAGCTCTATTTATTTTTTCTTTATTGTTTTTTTCGTATTCTATCCAATGTTCCATTATTTTTATAGCTTCTTCTATACTATTTTCCATATTAGCACCACCTAACCTTATTATTCGTTATAAAATAGTGTGATTTACAGGGAATATTGAAATTTCCGATGCTTGGATTTAAACTCAATCCGTTCTCATCAAATGTTAGATTCCACCCATTCTCACCTAGAGGTGTTACCGTTTTTTCTCCACACCCACACGCACATAAATGAACTGCTACTTGACATTCTAAGCATACATAAAGTATCCCTTGTTTTAATTTATGTGGTATTCTTTCAACTGATTTTATTTCAAATTCTTCTATACTATTTTCCATTACTCGTCCTCCTCTTCTTCGTACCATTCAAAATAATCTAAAATTCTATGTGCTAACTCCATTGAATTTTCTTTGCTTATGTGTATTTGAACTCCATTAAAACATATAATTGTTTCTTCATCTATAAAATTTATTGCCATACTATTTTCTTTCACTTAAAACACCTCGATTTCTTCTGCTTTTTCTATACTAACTGTTTCACAAACTTTTAAATCAAAAAAAGTAAATTCTTCTGTTTTATAATCTATTTTTAAGTCTACTTCACACATTGTTTGTTTTAAACATTCAAATATCCATAAAGGTAATTTAATATATTTAGGATAGCTATGATACTTTGCAACATAATCATGTATTCTATTATTGACAATACATTGTAATTCTAAATATTCAATGCTATCTTTAGTTGTTCTTTTATTTATTTTTTCTTTCACTTAAAATACCTCCTAATTATTATTTATAATTACATATCCTAGTTCTCTTAATCTGTTACAAATTGGTTTGAACGTATTATCTGTATCGTCCCAACTTTTTAATTGTATTACTTTCCAAATTTCAATTTGATTAAATCTTTTATCTGTTATTTTGTCTAATATTATTTGTACTGCTCTTTCTTTATTACTTATAACTCTCCTGTCTGGGTAATCTTCATCTTCTTCTGTAAATATTTCTATATACAAATGTTGTAATTTTGCTATATCTTTTAACTTTATTTTAATTTCATCTGCTGTTTTTTCTTTCATTATGTATCACTCCTTTCTTAACTTATTGTTTCGCCTATATAATCTGCATAGATATACCCTTTTCTTTTCACATTTTTGCAAAAATCATTTATTCCATCTGTTTCAATCATATTTAAATAGTATTCTATTAATTTTTGAGTTTCTGGATGAAATATTCTTTCTTTTTTACATTTATTATAATATTTTAATGGTTCACTGTATGCCTTGTCATAATCCACTTTTTGCTTTGAATATACTATTCCAGCTCCTAACCAATCACATATCATCTCAATTACATAATCATACGGAATTTTACAAGGTGTATTCTTATAAGTTCCTATATTGTCAATCCAATATTCCCAATGATGTGGGTTATGTCCCTTATGGTGTTGCCATGCTAAACAATATCCTTTTTCTTTCTTTTCTGCATCAATTGGACTACTTGTTCCTTGAAAATATTTTGCACTGCTAAAAAATTCAGTTATTCCATACTTGCTCAAATCATGCATTAATCCTCTTCTATATTTCCCACATTTAAAGCAAAATTTCATAACATAAAATTTGTGCTTTGTTATGGTTTTAAAATGTTTTATATATTTTTCTATATTATTCATATCTTATTTACTCCTCTCTTAACTTATATAAAGTTACATTATAATTGCTAAACACTTCTTCTATTATTTTATAAACTTTGTTCCAATCTCCATTTGCTATTCCACATCCTATTCCATAAGGTATTGCTATGCTTAAATTATTATTTTCTGCCCACTGTTTTATATATCTTAAACATTTTTTCATTGCTATGTAATCCGTGTCAAAATTAGGTCTTTGGCTAAACATATTCGCTATTGTTTTATTGTAATCTCCATAAAATAATACTGTTTCGCTTAAATATTCGTAATTATTATTTAATTCTTTACAGTGTCTTGAATAAAAATCTTCTAATCCTTCATAACGGTCGGCGAGTTGTCTAGCAACTCCACCTCCGCATTACTCCTTGTACATTTACTTGATGAACTATTATATTTTCTGTGCAATCTAGTATGTTTCCTTCTTTAATCGTTATCATCTTCTACCTCCACAAACTTCTTGTTTTCTAGTTTGTAATATGTATTTTCTTTTATGAATTTTCCGTCTATTTTCTTTGATTTAACACATATTGGTTTATATACATATGTTCTATGTTTTGGACTATCTATCTTTTTGTATTCTGCTAATACTAAAATATCTCCTTTTATTCCTCTTGCTTTTCCGTAAATTCCTATATTACAAACAACATTTTCTATTCCTTTATCATGTGATATATTGCTATAATATCCTGAACTTGCTAATTGGCTGTAGTCTCCTGAACTTGCTAATTGGCTGTAGTCTCCTGAACTTGCTAATTTGCTGTTGTCTCCTGAACTTGCTAATTTGCTGTTGTATCCTGAACTTGCTAATTTGCTGTTGTCTCCTGAACTTGCTAATTTGCTGTTGTATCCTGAACTTGCTAATTTGCTGTTGTCTCCTGAACTTGCTAATTGGCTGTAGTCTCCTGAACTTGCTAATTTGCTGTTGTATCCTGAACTTGCTAATTTGCTGTTGTCTCCTGAACTTGCTAATTGGCTGTAGTCTCCTGAACTTGCTTGTACATCTTCATCTTGTTTTTTATCTTTTATTTTGCACTTTTCCCATAAGAAATCTATACTTGCTTTTATAAATCCTGTTAAATCTAATTTTGCTCCTATTTTTATTTTATTTGTTGCAATTTTGCTATCTTGTCTCTCTTCTTCTTTTGGTCTATTTATATCTCCTATTGCCTCTACTTCTGCAAAAGCACTATCGCATAAATCATAATAATCAAGTGTATCTAATGGATTTTCGCAAAAGTGATATCCTTTCTCACAACACTTTGGCTCTTCCTCCATTTTATATATTTTTCCTTCTTCATATTGCATTCCTCTGCATGTCATGTCTTTATTAAATCCTTTATATCCCTTCATTTCTTTATTCCTTTCATTTAATTATTCTTAATTCCAAATCTAGATAAACTTTTTTATTGTTGCTTTGTATATTAAACATAAATTGCTCAAATTCTTTTTTGTTCATGTTCTTTATATCATCTTCTCCTCCTACTTTAATGAAACCACATATTTACTCTATGTTTGTAACAATGTTTAAGCATATTTAACCATAATTGGTGCATATCATAATAATTCATTTCTATGTAATTGTGTCCTTGCATTTCTACCTTTAAATCTTTCATTGCATCATATATTTTTTTACATTCTTTAGGTGTTAATTTTCCATCACAGTCACTATGCCATAAAAATATATCTAAATCATCATTACATAAATTATTCCATTCTTTGATTTCTTCTGGTTGCAATTCATCTTTGAATGTTTTTTTGTATAATTCTCCTAACCTTTCGTTATAAGCACTTGCAACATTTTTTCTATATAAGTTAAAAGTTACATATCCACAATGGTAAGTATCTTTTCTTTCTAAACCTTTTACACTTATATCTAATCCCATTATTCTCCTCCTACTTTATAGCAATTAGCCATATAGCTTTCTTTGGTCTGCACTTCTATCTCACTCATACTTCTTCTCTCTCCTTCCTTAACATATACACAGTGTCCTTTAACGATTCTATTTCTATGTCTTTATTTTTTAATTCCTCTGACTTATCCCCTGCTAATATTCCACATACATACCCTATCATGAAACACACTATTACTATTATCACTACTCTTATACACTCACTTATTTTATATATTCTCTTAT